TTTGGATCTACTTCTGCTTTTGCATAACCATTAGTGAATGCCATACCTAGATCGTATTCAGCATTGTTAATAACCCTAGTAGAGGATCCAGAAACGATGGGGAAGTTGATGTCTGGGTCAGCAGATGCACCAGATGTAGCACCCACTATTGGGTTACCCCCCTCAAACTCAATTAAGTTACCAGTAAATTCAGGGAATATACCGTCAACTCTATTCTGATAATATTTAAGTACCTTAGTAGTACTATTCCAAGAGATAACACGTCCTCTTGCAGTTACCTGCTGACCACCAACAGTACGAGATTGAGTTACAATTTCATCAGTCTGGAAGTTACCAGTAAACGTAGGTGCAAATATTGCAGCCTTGGTGGCACTTAATGTCAGATCGGACGTTAATTCCTGAGTGCCAAACTTGTTAGGATTAATTACCAAACCAATACGACGATAATCGTTATCAGTTGGGAAGTCACCAGATCCTTCATCGTAGGTGAACTTAGTGTTGATCATTACACGGAAACCACCCAACTCAGTTGCTGGAGTAGCACCATGTCCGCTAGATGGTGGAATGACAACTTCAACGCTACCACCAGTACCTGTACCAGCACCAATACCGTTGACTTCATCTATCACAACTTTACCAAATGTATATCCAGATCCACCAGATGTAACAGTAGCAGAGGCAATACGACCACCGTCTACAACCAATGAAACCCTACCACCTACTCCATCACCCTTAATAGGGACATTTTCATAGGTACCATTGTTATAACCACTACCTGAAGAGGCAATAATAATAGTGTCAATTTCTCCACCAATAGCATCTGCTACCACTGCGGTATCAGATAGCACAGGCATATATTCGTTAGAGAAGAATTTTAAGACTTGACCAACAGGGATCGTGTACATATACTTCCAACGGTAGCCATCAGCAGTTGTGATAATCGAAGTGGAGGTTCCTGTGGGCTCAACAGTAGAAGGTTTACCATTAGGATCAGCAGGACTTGTCCCGTTGTAGATGCATTTGTACGTTTGATAAGACGAATTAACGACGTAAAAATCTGAGTCGTATAACTTCGTAGCACCTGACGATGCGGTTTTAGTCGAGGAGTAATCATGGCGATACATATCATAAACGTAACCCAATCCACCAGTGGTTTGCTCTGGGGGAATCCAGTCGGTTCTTCTGACAACCTGAATAGTGTCATTTGCTAACACTCTTTTCATGGATATCATATCCGAATAGTCATCCGCAAATTCTTGGAATGAGTCTACTGGGTCTGGAGGTGCATTCTCATTATCCCACGGTTGTGGTCTGCCTATGAACACATAAAGGCGATCCCTAGCACTACCTGCCAACAGGTCAGACTGCGTAGGATCTGGTCCTTCAAGTGCTTTCCTAAACCTTTCGGCAGTAAAGATTCTAAATTGGTCGGTAAGTAACGCCATCGTACATGAATTGCCTTAGTTTTATTTATGTGGGTTATTCATCTTCATTTCTAACAGCTGAAGTATATTCAATAGAGAATATCTTGGCCGTTGCACCTGAAGTCTGCCCAGTTATTGTTTCACCTACAGTCCACAGGTAAGTGGTACTATTAGGAGAAACCAGATCTTTTAAAGTTAATGTATGGAGATTTTCGTTAGTACCTATTAGAGGACCAGCAACTATCCCAGTGGAATGAGCAGTCATAGCAGATGTAGCACCTAATATTTGCTCAGTATTTGTAAAGGTGTTTGAATTGATATATTCTAAAATTATAGAAGCAGTAGATGTATGAGTATCTCCATCACCTAATGCACCAGCAGACTGGATAGTAGCAACTAGAGGTGTTGCACTTCCATCATATATCTGATTACCTGCTTGGAATAAAGTAGTATTCTGCCCACCAAGAGTTTCCTCTATACCATATTTAGACTCAGCAATACCACCATCTAAGTTAACTTGGTTTTCAAACTCAGTACCAGTGTTAACTAAGTCGATAATACCATCACCAACTCCATCCAATTCATCATCATCTTCAAACTTTCTGTTGAGGATAGCACCTAAAGGATCTGTAAATGTTATTATATCATCACCTTCAGACTCTAGTAATACGTGAGGTTCTATACCAGTACCACTAGATCCAGCAACTCCAGCCACAAATGCTACAATCTTGGATTTTTCATTGGATCTACCACCATCGATGAATGCTAATTCATCAACTTCAAATGTTAGATACAATGCTCTCTCAACAGGATCCCAGTCATATACAATAGCAACCCTATTATTAGAGGATTCAATTACCCTTCTAACCTTATCAGTTACTTGGAAGTTGTATGCAGTTAATCCTGTATTTGGATCATCTTGTAAGTTATCTAAGATAACCTTTTGATCAAATCTAAAGTTAAGACCTCTATCACAACCAGTAAAAGAATCATAATCATCACCATTTGATATAGAAGTTTTACCTGTATATCTTATAATCTCTCTACCAAGTAGAATCTTACCTGAACCTGAATATGGGTCAGTAGTCTGTACATATATTGTCCCAGTGCTAGAGTTAACATTACTTGTTAACCCAGTTAGATTATATACAGTAGAGTTTAGTGATTGTCTGTTTCTTGCTTCACGAATTAAGTTAGTATCTCTAGTAAAGATAATCTCAGGAGGGGTAGTATATCCACCACCACCTCTAACTAAGTCTATATTAGTGATCTTACCTAGGTTTATGAATGCCTCAGCAGCTGCACCTGATCCACCACCCTTAATGATTTGTATAAGGGGTGGAGTCTCAAAGAATTCACCTTGATTAGTTAGAGTAATAGAAGAAACTTCACCAAATTGGTTAACAGCAGCAACACCAGTTGCACCTTGGCCACCACCACCTGAAATGATGATATTTACGTCCTCTTCTGTATAGTTCCTACCCACTTCTTCTATAGCAAGACCAGTAATCAGTCCTGTAACAGGTACTAATTCAGATCCAGATCCACCACCACCAAGTACTTGAGCATCAGAATCAAAATAACCGTCACCAGGAACAGTCATCTGAATGAAATCTAATTCACCATTCTCTTTAAGGAAGATATTACCTCTTGCAGATCCATCACCACCATCATCTTCTATCTTAAGACGTAATGGGTCATATCCTTCACCTGGATCTAATACTTCTACAGCAGTAAGTTCACCTAAATCACCTTCTATGACTGCTCTTAATACTGCGTCTCTTATAGGAGTACCACAATTCTCAACCCTCAATCTTGGTGGGTCGTTAGGATCATATCCACTACCCTTTTCAAGTACATAAACATCCCTTACCCCAAATATACTATTGAATATTGGGATAATAGAAGCACCGCTACCTGGGACTGTTCTTACTGCCATATTAGACTACCGTTAAGTTTCCTACCATTGCTGGATGTAATGTGCACTGATAAACATAAGTTGTACCAGCAGCAAGTGATTGAGGTACTGTCCAATATTGGACTCCCTGATCAGATCCACTAACACCGTCTGTGACTGCTGTACCACCAGAAGTTTGCCTTAAAGCAAATGGGTGACCTGATCCAGTTACATTATTAAATCTATATGTAAATCCTCTATAGACAAATACAGTTGGGTTGTCTGTAGAAGCATTAACACCACCACCAGCAAATCTATATGCAGATGCTCCATTGGAAGTTATAGTAAATCCTACAGCAGGTGTTTCAACTATCTCCCATGCAGTGCCATTATGAATTAAATTATCATTCTCAGTAGGTGCAGTACCAGTTACATAAAGATCTGCATTTACAGTCACAGTATTTGATGTAACAGCAGTAGTAACTCCATTACCACCAGAGATTGCTAGTGATGATGTTGATAGTTGTGCTGTAGTAGATCCAGAGTCACCTGTAATAGTTTCATATACTTCTTGGACTACATTTGGAGAATCATTTGTAATCGTGAGATTATCTCCACTAATAGCAGAACTAATACCAGACCCACCAATGATGTTAATAGTAGCAGTTGTACTACCTGCGGTTTTGTTTCCTGCATCACTTCCTATTACTCCATAGGCATTTTGGTTTGCATCACCAAGTGCCCCAGTCATGTTTATTGTGAGGGTGTCTCCTGCGATTGCAGTCGAGATATTAGTGCCTCCCGCAACTGTAAGAACATCAGTAGGAGCACTAGCAGTAGTACTGCCAGTGTCAGCAGAGATTCCTTCAAATAAATTTTGAGTGGTTCCACCGCCACCACCACCTGATGAATCATCATTTGCAGGTTCCCATGCACTGTTGCCAGCATTCCATTTAATAACTTGTCCATCACTAGGTCCGCCTCCAACGGTCATATCTACATCGCCAAGATCACCAAGACTATGATCTTCGCCTATAATCTTCTTCCAACCACCACTAGTTGCAACTCTTGCTGTGGTATCTCCACTTACTAGGGCAAACATACCTAGATGAGTAGCAGAATCAGGCAAATCTCCTGTAGATGCAAACTGATTACTATATTTTAACTTACCATCAGCACCATCAATATATGTTAAAGCAGATCCTGTGCCACCAGCCCACAGTTTAATATCTCCACTACCATTTGGTTGTAGAGTTATATCACCATTAGATGCTGATATGATTTTGTTACCATTGACATCTATATCTCCAGTAAACTTACTGAGATCTCCCTCAGTAAACTGAGCCCCATTCCATTTTAGAATTTGATCATCAGCAGGAGTGCCAACGTTAATTTGTATATTGGTATCGTTTCCAAGATTGGTATACAACTCATCGATGACGCTATTTAATTTGATAGCACCATCTCTTAGACTGTCACCAGTCCCATCGTTTGCCGACGATCCAATTGCTAGAGTTTGCTTTGCCATGATTGTAGTCTTTACAGGGTTATTTAGGTACCATCGAAGGTTTGTAGTGTAGAATCCATAGTAGATGAGGTACTATCGAATCTATTATCTGTGCTACCACCGCTACCTCCACCAGTAACAGTAAGTGTTACAGCATTAGAATCTAATGGAGAATTCTCTGCGGCTGCTGGTGCACCAATAGGTCCAGATATCCTACAACGGAATCTGTAACCAGTCATATAAGATAATGCAGTTACTGCATATGTGTTAGTGGTTGCTCCAGTTATAGCAGCGAAAGCAAATCCACCATCAGTAGATCTATACCACTGATATGCAACAGGTCCGTCTTCTGGACTCACAAGTTTAGTAATTGTAAATGTAGCAGTTTCGCCAGCATTAACAGTAGCATTCTGTGGTTGTAATGCGAATGACAATACAGGTAGAGGACCGCCACCACCACCGTCACCACCACCGCCTCCAGCGACTGCTTCTACAGTAAATGCAGTATCAATCGTTTCTCTAGTAGTAGTGCCAATAATATATGGAAATTTAGTAACAGCAACGTCAGTTTCGTCTACAGTTAGGAAATATGCATATGTACCATCCTGATATTCAGGGGTAATAGCAAATCTACCATTATGAATATCTAAATCACCAGTTCCCTCCACATATTCATAGTCCTCCATAAGAGTACCAGCTGGTGGATTATCATTATTGTTACCATAATCAGGTCTTCCAGGTGCTTCTGTGTCTCTTACAGCATATGAAGTCCTCATTACTCGTGGCCCACTCAAATTATCGAATGGTGTGCCGTATCCATAAGGTCCATAGATAGGAAATCCATCAAATGCTATGCCAATAATCTTAGAATGACCGTCAGGATGACGAATATTGTCTCCATTATACTGAGTTGCACCATAATAATCATTATATGTTGCCATAGATGACCCTGCTTGCCAACATCCTATGAAATCTGGGTCATGATAGTGATAAATTCCGTCTTGTTGGGGGTGTCCACCACAAGAATCGTCTCCAGTATTGACAAAAGATAGATCTCCAGCAGCAACCCAACTAAATCCTGATGGTGGATTGAGTCCAGCACCAGCAGAGGGGTTAAAAATAGCAACTCCATTACCAGCAATACCAATTTGACCTAATGGTACTTCAGATCTACCATTTCTTTGATCAAAATACTCATATGTGCCACTAACAGGAGTAGTTGCTTGCACATCCACAATGAAATCTAACGCATCATCTGACGATAACCAACATTCGCCAGCAATAGATGTAAATGTTGTGCTCTTAAAGACAAATTTTCTCTTCTCACCATCACTAAAAACGACCATAATGTGATCATTTTCAGCAATATGAGGTGATGGACCAGTGAAAAGAGTTAAATCATTTACAGAGATCGTAACTCTTTTAATGTACCCGTCATGTGTATATCCATTACTATCAAATGTGCGAGCAATTCCAAATGTTCCTCCACGGTATAAGAAATCATGGTCGAAATCCTTTTCTGTAATTGTATTTGGGTTGTTATCATTCGGGAACGTACCAGGAATCACAGGAGCTGGAAGCATGTCCGATGCCACTGTGATTACTTTAGTTGCGTTATTGAAGGAAGCTGTTGCTGCCATTGTTTTACTTTTATTTAGATGTCATCAAAGATCAGATTCGGTGTAAAGTTACTGATTACAGTAGCACCTGTCTGGACGCTTAGGATAGCGGATAGTGAGTAAACTGGAGTTGCACCAGCAGCAGTGATTGCGACTCTGTATTCGTCACCATCGTCTGCCTGTGCTGTAGCATTTGTGTTGTATGTTGCTTGGTTAGCACCAATAATGTTGCTCCAAGTCTGTGTACCATACTCTTTCTTCTGCCACTGATAATTCATTGTCTGACCGTTAGTTACAGTAGAGACAACTGTGAATGATGCAGTCTGACCTTGGTTAACTGTTACGTTAACTGGATCAGTAGTAATAGCGATTGTGCCAGGATCAATTCCACTACCACCACCTTCTTCACCAGATGGACCTTCGCCTGCGAGTACGTCAAATCCACCGTTAATAGGACCACCTTCAGGAGGTGTCCAATCATCTGGTACTACGTTATCGATTGCAACAGCAGGTGAAGCGTAACCGACACCATTTGTCTTAACATCAATTCTAGTAATACCCATCAATGCCTTGATGCGTGAATCAAATCCAGAGGAAGAAATAACGTCAACGTTAGGACGTGATGTGTAACCATCACCAGGATTGGTTAATGTTGCGTTAGTAATTTGACCAGAGGTGATATTGGAGATAGCAGCAGCGTTTCTACCCTTAACAGATCCAGTATATTCAAATGTAATCAAGGAGTTAGAAGACTCAATTAGAGCAACTTCACGATCAAATTCTTCACCCTCAATCGCAAGTTTGTCACCAGCTTCAATTGGTGGGACAACGGTTGCTGCGATAACGTCAGCATCAGATCCAATGTATGAGAATCCAACAAATGTTGCTCCCGCACGTGGGACTTCAGCGAAGATTAGTCTTGATCCAACAATCTCATATGCGACTCCTGGTTCCTGTATAACACCGTTAAGTGAAACGATAATGTTATTCTCAGGACGTATAGTATTAGAAGAAACACCCTCAGTTAGTGTTAATGAGTAGAATAATCCACCACGCTTAAGGTTGAATGAAGATCTCAATGAGTCAAACTCAAAGGAGATATCATCTAACTGACGTAACTTACCAACATAGTATCCAATAAACTCAGATCCAATCTCAGGTGCTTCAGCAAACTGTATCTTGTCAGAGAATGCAACATAAGAAGCATTACCACCTGGAGGCTGTAGAATACCATTAACGAATGTAAGTAAGTGCCCAGCAGGATCTGGGAAGTATGCCTCACCGTTGGCAACAGTTAAGTCAAATATTGTTTGAGTTCCATCAAATCCTCTGAAGTAACGCTCAACTCTACCCTCAAGTGTGCGAGCAGAAGAAACACCTGCACCCCACTCAAAGTCAGACTTAAGTGTCATATTGTCGAGGAATACACCGTTAGCAGATTCTACCCAAATAATACCTGTAATACCTTGCTGCTGAATAGCAATTACCTTAGCGTAAGAACTATATCCTTGCTCAACGTAGGTAGTTACAGGAGCGTATATAGTTGGGAAGTTTGATCCAATATCAATCTTACCAATATTATTTCCAGCAAAGACCAAATCTGTTAAAGGAGCACCAAGACCAATATCATTGATATTAGCAATCCATAGTTTGTGTGCTAATGGTGGAGAAGCACTTGGATCTGGTTCTTGATACTTAGTAACTATAGCAGTGAATCCAGGATTCTTCTGCGTTGTACCTTGTAGAAGTGATACCTCATCACCAACATTGAATGTATCTGAGATACCTGTATCGATAATTGCTGTACCAAGATCTAACTCTAGAGTTTGTGTACCATGTATCCACTGATTCAATTGAATCTGTGTACCACTAATACCCTTAATTTCTAGAATATAATCAGTCTGACTACCATAGATGATATCACCTGGTGTCCACTGACTCTCAATTGTTTCTACATCAATACTAATTCTACCACCTTCATTACCAGTTAAAGATCCAGACTTACTTACATACTCATCCATGTATGCTTCAACAGATCCAACCTTACTGAAGAACCAGTCGCCTGTAGCAAATGATCCACTCTTAACATTGATTAAGAATCTATCCGTAATAGAATTAATGGTATGACTAGATCCACTATCAGCACCCACGAGGACATCAGCAACGGAAATAGTACCAGCAACAGTATGCAATCTTATGAATGATGCACCTGTCTCAGAATCAGGTTTCAATGTCTGCAATACAGATCCATTATTAACAACTGCATTTTGGACTTGTGCCACTTCACCATTTACAAATTGATCATATGTACCAGGAGTTGTCTGAGCAGCAGTAGTTACATAATGAGTAAAGAGTTTATAAATCTTACCTTCATTTGCTCGGACAGATGCAATCTCAGCATAAGCATTAGATGTGTTACCGTATACAACATCAGCAGCATTAAATCCACCTTGGATTGGGCATGCAGAAGTATCTGTTGGATATGTAGCAGCAGTTCTTGTAACACCACTTCTTCTTTCAACCGCCAATATCTGAGATCCAGAGTTAGACTTATCTACTTGTAGTAATCTAAATCTACCATCATGGATATTTTCAGCACCAATCTCAAACCACTCTGCAGTACCAGTTAGCACATAGAAATATGGTTGATTAGCAAGACCTGTCAATGAAGTCTCAGAAGCAGGAATATATGTTAATACATCACCACGACGGAAATTATTAGGACGTGTAATTCTAATCCTATACTCAGCACGGTCAAATCCTACATCAACTTCTGGTGTTAGACTTACTAGATCAGGATCAGTGTTATAGTCAACACCCATCTCATACTTAGTAAGTCTATTTGTTGCATCTGTAGATGCTACAAATGTTACTCTTGCTTCAGTTGGGAATTGTGACATCTCCAATGAAAACTCAACTGGGTTTAATGAAGAGTCAATATCAAATTCAGCAGCTTCCTTATTCCACTCAAGTCTATCTGGTATATAAACATCATATGGACTCCAACCAGAAGCAGTAGCATCATATAATACACTCTTACAGTATTCACGAATCTTAGATAAGCAATATAAGAGATGAGTCCTAGTTACATTAGTGAATGCTATGAAGTTACCTTCACCATCAAACCAATTTTGAGTTAATCTAAATGCTCCAGCATTACCACCAGTTGCTAAATCATATCTTACTGCTTTAATAACATCATTAGCAAAATCAATGGTTAAGTTAGTGGTTGGATAGTTAGTCTGAGTCTCAGCGAATGCTCTACCAGCAATTGCTTGCTTATTAAAGAGTATTAAATTAGAAACATAATGATTATTAAATTCACCAGCACCAAGTGCATCAGTCATTAAATCATATAATGTGTCAAGTGCTGATGTTACGTTATAACATGTACCTGACTGGAAGTTGGTGTTGCTATTGTATGGGAATGTCTTAGTTACAACAGCTAAATGATTTGTGCTAGTATTTGCTGCCTTATCAATTGTGTCAATAAAGATCTCTGCTAATGTATCAATAGCAGATGCAGTTTCAGCACAAGTTTGATTCCATGTACCTTGATCATCCTGACCACCGTTAGAAGTATCATAGGTTACTGTTAGATCTCTATCAACAATATCTGGTGTATACTTCACAGGCCATATGATAGGCATTGTGTAGGCTCTATTTCTTATAGTGCCAGGAGATGTTATAGCATCTGATACTAATTGCATCAATGTAGAAATTTCACTTGAAACATTATTACCTTCATTACCTGTATAAAGTGGATCAACTCTACGTGCACGATAGTAATCTAGATCTGTCCTTAATGGATATGCATAAGACAAGACTGACTGGACAGGTAATATCTTCCCATCAGCAAAGTCTGTCACACGAGGATATGTGTGGTTAGTAGCATTAGCATCCTGACTACATGTAAATGTTAGTGAGTTACTATCAATCGTTACAGCATCATCTGTGCGTAATGCGTGACCAGCAACAGTTAATGTTAGTTGACCTGTAGTAGGCTCATAGTATGCATCTGTAGGAGTTAATGTTGTACCATCGTTGACATTAGTAATACAGTTAGATAGAGCAGATACGAAGTTATGCTTATAATTACCACCCTGAATAATACATCCAGAGTTAGCACTTACAAATGTATGCTGGAATGTCTTACCAGCAGGTGATATACCAACATCGATTCTAATCTTACCATTCTGGACTCTAAGTGCTTTATCAATAGATGACTTAAATGTATGTGTTCCTAAGAAGGAAGATGGGACACCTTTAAGTACTTGGACATCAAATGTGTCACCAACTACATTAGATACTGCTAACCATTCATTACTTGCATGGTCTGTAGGTCTTGGATATAAGTGATCAGTGCCATGAGAATCAAGATCACATGTAAATGATAGAGCATAGTCCTTAATATAGATGTAATCATTTGCTTTCCATATACCATTATCCTTAGC